ATATCGGTAGTACCCTTGTTTTGAACTGATTTTCTCTGGAGTTGCAACTTCCTAAGATTAATCATAAGTTGCCTGCGGTCTAGAAGTTGCTTGGTCTTCTTGATCGCTTGATCCTTAGGATTCTCCTTAGTTTTTTGAGGTGCCTGCTTCTCCATTATCAACCACCAACAATTTGTACTTGTTCGACGATGACGTTAGCAGAACCTGCTGTGAGTTTTACAGTTCTCTGGATTTGAGGAACTGTGTTTGCAATGATGTCTGCATCACTCAAAGAATATGCAGCACCTGCACCAGAGGCATCAATATCTGTTGTGATAGTCAGGTCAGTCACAGCAGTTACTTTTTTACCACCTGAAGCAGCAGATTCAAAGTCGGAACCAAATCCGTTTGTATCTCCACCATCAACTGTTTGAATATAATCGCCAACAGCAAAAGTATGTCTTCCTCCTGCTCCTGAACCGACGCCCGCCCCACCAACGCTGAATACAGAACCGTTCGCGTTAGTCGCAGCGTGGACACTAACGTTCTTTGACTTTCCACAGGAAAGAAGAATTGCTTCGCCTGCTGCCAAGGTAATAGCAGGACCCGCATCGAACTGAATGGAAGAAGCACTAGCAGCATATGCCCGTACAACACCAGTTTTGACGACAATATAAGCGGTACCTGATCCACTCACTGTCGTAGTATCTAATACATTTAATACAGACATCGACTTGGTAATACTTGTTTTTACTATTTATCAGATTTCTGTTGCTTCAAGAACTTGGCAAGTTCTGCTGTTGAACCAACAAACATCGTATTGTTTGTAACGTTTTTTGCTGACTGATTCCTAGGACCCTCTTCAATCTCCATCATTTTCTTGTGAAGGTCTGCCAACTTATCAGCAGTATCAGCAACGTTCTTAATTAAATTACCTGCAACTTCGTATGCTCTAGGTGAGTCAGACTCTTGTGCTAATTCAAGAATACCATCAACTGCCTCTTGACCTTTCTCGATCAGTGAGTAGAAGTTTCCACGAGAATACTCATAGTCTTTGATCTGTTGATCAGTGACATTTGGTACGATTGATTTCTTTTGTGGTTCACCTGGTTTGACCAGAGATGTTTCCACATCAAGAGCATCTTCAATACCGTCGTATTTACTCGTCGTTTCCTGTGACTGGGTTTCTTGATTTTCCATCTGAGAATTCACTATAGAGTTCATTAAATCCGAAGTTATCATCAGGATCAGCAGTAAGAGGATCAGGTTGAACTGTGTACCTCATCTCACGTGCAGCAGTACGTTTGCTGTCTGCAGCGGTATCCACGATCGCTTTCTTGATAAGTTTATCGGTAACGTCAGAGACAGGACCGTAAACATATGTTTTAGCAGAGAACGATAATGTATAAATCAGAGTTCTACGTGTGGTGTAATCACCTTCGTAGTCATCTTCATAAACTACTGAGTTCAGTGTGACTGGGAAGTCCTTAGTCTCACCGATTGCTTCCTGAAGATTCAGGGTGATGTTAAACATCGGTTGAAAGAATGGCAAGATCTGTTCAAGAATCTGTAAACCATCATCTTGATTCTTTGCCATAATCGCTAACTCAAAATCCACGTTATATGGAACTGGCATAAACGATTTTCTAGTCTTACTATCACTACCTGTATAACGGATCACCTGTGTTGGTGATACCTTTCTGGTAGCATCATAAGCAAATCCAGAGATCTCAAAAGAGATTCTAGGTAGTGTAATCTGAACAGCATCTTTAGTTGTCAGATCTCCTACTTGCCTAAGACGTGCAAGGAACTTATCTTTAGGACCATATGCCAAGGGTACTTTCATAACCTCGGTTCTACTACCTTCAGTACGTTTGATTTCAATATTATTGAACAGTGTACCGAAAGCAATAACAGTCTTTCTAAAAATTTCGTTGTAAGAATACGTTCCTAACATTAACTAGCACCTCCAATTTCACCAAAGGGATTACCTTGACTGAAGTCAATGATAGCGTCCCCAAGGGTCTCAAAGTCAGCATTGGCATCAAACTCTGAGTTCGTATTATTTAGTGTATTGTAACTTGCAGTAGTCCAGGCAGCACCTGAAGTTTGACCAGTTACTGTTTCAGGAATGGTGAAAATACCAGACCTGTTGTACACTTGTAGTTGTCTGTTGGTAGAATCCCAAGACTTAACTTCGGCAGTAACATTAGATGTACCACCTGCGATTTCCTCACCAACTGTAAATGTACCAGTACCGCCAGTAGCGAAGTTGACGGTAATAGTTTGTGCAAGGTTTCTCTCGATAACATCGATTGCTTCGACACCAGTATCGAGGTCCTCTCCACTGTATTCGAAGAGTTCACACTTGAGACCCCATACGTGGATCTTATTTAATTGATAGAATGGTTGCTCGTGCTCAACATATTGAATAGAAAATAGTTTGTTAGCAAGAGGGAAGTAAACCAAATCTCCTTCGTTTGGTCTACCTTCTACAACCAGTGTTGTATTATCATCTACTAGATCTTGAAATCTTTTACGTGCAATAACAAAGTTAACTTGGTCAGCAATTCTCACACCAAACTTACTGAACAGATCTCCATCTCCACCAAACCCTTGTACGTTTTCTAGGTATGCTTCGATCTGATATGCAGAATCAAATGAGTTCAATGAATCCTCTCCAAGGACTGTATCCTCAGAAACTAGTGTTCTAGGGATGTAATAAACCTCTACCCCGAACATTTTAATTTGTTCTACGACAAGATCTTCAACGAGTTGTTGCTCGCCGCTTGTCCCTTGTGTGAAAAAAGAATTTAATGGCATTACCCTATCATATCTAGAGGTGGCATTTCGTATGTGGTACGGAGTTTTTCTTCTAGTTGTTCTAGTTCAGTAACCGCATCACTATAGATTTTTTCTCCGTTCAAGGTGACACCACCAGGAAGTTGCACGTTTTGGAACTTCGTAAGGTTGGTACCCCAGTATTTTTTAATCATTGCAGTTGCATAATCTTTCACCCAAATAGATCCATAAATCTTGCTCCAATTTGCAGGATCAAGAGCACGAACACAGTCAATGATAACGTACCCACCATCAACAACATCAGTCTTTGCATCGAAGTCAATGTAAAGACGACCTTGAGAGGCATTAAACCTAGTAGGTTTCATTCCCTCTAACAAGAAGTTAATTGTTTCAAGGTGTGTCTGAATCATATAGTAGTGATAGAACTGTGTTGATGTAAAATCAAACAGATCATTCAATCTCATTTGATAACGAATATCAAACATATTGCGAGTACCCTTATCAGTGAAGGTGAAGATACCGTTCACTGAAGAAATGTGGTCAGGCAATGTCAAATAATTATTCTGCGTCTTAAACTCTGTAGAACCTACGGTCTCAGTAGTATCTGATTGAAATGCAGTAATCTCATCAGCAGTAAACTGATGCTTTAGATATACTCTTTCTGATCCACCATAATGAAATTCCTGAAACTTCTCGATTGTATAATCGATAGAATCATCAATCTGATCGTCTGATACGTTGACCTCCAAGACTGGTTTACCCAGTCTACGGAGTGCATACTCTTTGAGTTCTGCTTTAGATGTAGGATTTGCCATTGGTTATTAGAGAGCAGCGATTGCAGCTTGGAACGCAGCGTAAGTAGCGGAGTTTGCAGCAGCAGTTTTAAGTGCTGCTAAGGTGATTGTTTCTGCCTGAAGTGCAGTGTCTGCCTTAGCACCTTGTGCAGCAGTAGCATAATCAGTTGACGCTGTAGCAGCAGCGGTTCCGAGGGTTGGTTTACCAGTCAGATCATTGTATGCTCCAGAGAAGAGCGAAGGTAGGTTAGATAGATCGTTGTAGTTGCCAGAGAATACAGTCGGAAGAGTGACACTCATTACACCAGTAGAGGCGTTGTATGAGAGATCTCCACCTGCGCTGATAGCAGCACGTGCTCTAGCAGTTGTATGATAAAGATTTGTTCCTTCAGAAAGGTCACTGGTAGATGCAGCAGCGATTCTCGCGTCCGCTCTAGCATTAGTAAAGTAAAGATTTGTTCCTTCAGTCAGATCACTTGTAGTTGCTGCAGCAATTCTTGCATCAGCACGAGCGTCTGTATAGTAAAGGTTAGATCCTTCAGCAAGATCTCCTGTATCCTTAGTTGCTAACTGGGTATCAAACCTAGCATTGGTATAGAAGATATTTGTTGAACCCTCAGTGATATTATCAGTGTTAATATCTGACTGAGTGACTGATAGAGTTCCAGAACTATGTGTAATACCAGTTCCATATGTGAAGTGTGATCTGGTTCTAGCAGCAGTGGTGAAGAGATTAGTAGATCCTTCTGTGATGTTGTCAGTATTGATGTCTGCCTGAGTAGCACTCAAGGTCAACATATTACCGTTGTCATCATATGTGGCAGTAATACCTGTACCACCAACGATCAGAGCAGCAACACGATCATCAACTCTCTCATCAGTGAAGTAAAGATTATTTGAACCTTCAGCAAGAGCATTGGTTGTGTGGTTACTGATGTCACCAACCTGTGACTGTGCATACTGGATGTTACCAGTGATAGTCAAGTTACCCTGAACTTCGAAGTTCGTTGTAGAAACGAAGTTAGTAACACTCAGAGTGTTAGAGAATGGGTTGTATGTGAGGTTGGCAGAGTCAACAAACATTCCTGTGTGCCCTGTGTTAGAGGCAGAGAATGTTGGATAGAATGTAGTGTTATTATTTGTATTGTTAACGTCAATATTGTTGGCGTTTGTTGCAGTTCCTGTGACATCACCAGTCAAGTTACCAGTGATCATTCCAGTAACACCCAAGGTGCTGCCCATTGTGACAGCATCTGTAAATGCACCAGTACCTGATGTAGTCAGGTTACCTGCCATAGTGACGTGTCCAGTTGTGGACTCAAGAGTAATCTTGTCCTGACTGTTACCATTCTGAAGTTTCAGTGTCTTAGAAGCACCACGGAGGATAACATCATCTTTCAACAATGAAGTGCTGTTGTTTACAAGAGCAGCATTCAGTGTGGTTCCACCATCGACATTTAGTGTGCTGTCAAAGTCAACTGCTTGAGTGACATTCAGTGTGTCATCAATAACAGTTGCACCAAGAACATCAAGTGAACCATCGATGTCAGTGTTACCGTTAGAAGAGTTAACGTTGAACTTGTTGTTACCGATAGCAAGGTTACCACCGATAGTTACGGTAGACTGAAGATCAGCAACACCTGAAGCGGTGACAGTTGAGAGTG